CCCTGGAGCCTGGCTAAGTCCTTGATTTATTTATTATCCAGGGTCCTGGCTTAGGTCTAACCCTGGAGCCTGGCTTATTTTCTACCCAGGGTCTAGCCCTGGAGCCAGGCCTGGAGCCAGGCTTAATTCCTACCCTGGGCCTTAGCTAGTTTCCTACCCTGGGGCCTGGCTTATTTCCCATCGTGGGGCCTGGCTTAGGTCTAAGCTTAGATCCTGGATTTTTTCTAGGCTATGGTCTAGGCTATGGTCTAGGCTATGGTCTAGGCTATGGTCTAGGCTATGGTCTAGGCTATGGTCTAGGCTAATAAATTAATTTGATAATAATGCATTTTTATTCTTGACGCTATGCGCTGCATACTGTACTTAGGTTATATAGCAAGTTCGCTATAGCTTAGTTCTTAGAAAGGAACACACTATGTCAAATTACTTTGGAACCCGCCGCGTCTCACGTGAAGAACTCCGCCACAATGCGCACGAGGCGCTCGTTAAAGTTTGCGCTAAGTATATCGCTGCGGAGAAAGACAAGTTCAAGCGCGAGATCTTAACCGAGGCGCTTACTATGTACATGAGCATAAAAGTGGGCGATACCAAGCGTGAAGATATCGTCGCCGCTTATGAGGCCGCTGTGGCCGAGGCTATGGGTTCATGATTAGGAATATCCTAGGGGCGAGCTTATTGTTCGCCCTACTATTCTTTTGGATATCTGTCCTAACCTAATTTATTACCATGGGACCCTAGCTAGAATACTGGCTAGGGCCAAATCCTGGAGTAGCCACCATAGTTTCCAAAATAAAAAATAAGGTTCAACCCCAAGACTAACCTTGGCCTATAGACTACTGTGACATTTATGCAACACCTATGATTTATTCTAAGGCCAAAGCTTGATTTTTGCTCTTGACACACTATATACCCACTAACTTAAGTAACTCTTAAGTAACTCTTTAATTTATAATACATATAGTTATTATAAGACTATAGTAACACTTAAGTGTAACTTAAGAGGGGATCTCGACTTAGCCTATAGTCTTTATCACTTATAGTATGCAGCTAGATCTAGGTCTGCAGCTCTCTATAGGCTCCCCAAAAAATAAATATAGTTCTACCCCTTGACATTTGTTAATTAGTACCTATATAGACCTCCATAGCCGACAGCTATCAATCGTATCTCCTCAATCATATATTTTCAGCGAAGACGGATTGTAGCTTAGGCTTAACCTATAGATTACTATAGATCTGCAGCCTCTAAAGGCTCTCCATAGGAATAACCATGAGTAATTCTCAACCTCAGCCACTGAAGTATAGTGAGCCGATTGCTAAATACGTTAGGCAGTCGGTTAAAGATGGTGTCCAGATCAAAGACATCATGGCTACTATTAATAAGCGTTACCAGAATGCCCCTCGTAACCTAGCTACTTTCTATAAGTACTATGGTGGTGACGTTAGTGAGGCCAGAGCAGAGATCTCCTCACGAGTTGGTAACGTAGTCGTTGAGCAAGCCCTTAATGGTCACTTTCCCTCTCAGGAGTTATTCCTACGCTCTAAGGCTGGATGGAGTCCAAAGGAGACTGTACAAGCCGAAGAGATGTCTGTCGACCCCGACCAAGACGCTAGTGCTATAGACACTCTTATGACCCTACTCGGTAAGAACCCTGATGACTCCCCAGATAACAGCACAGACACTTAGAGATCTACCAGATGCTGAGGTTGCAGCTGCACTAAAACAACTTGGCCCTGAGAAGACAGAAGAACTGCAGCACTCTTGGGAGTTCTGGGCTAGGCCAGAGCAGCTAGAACCTAAAGGCAACTGGAATGTATGGGTAGCTCTAGCTGGCAGGGGTTGGGGTAAGACTAGAGCCGGTGCTGAGTGGGTAAGACACAGGATTAAGAAGGGCGACAAGATAGTCCACTGTGTAGCTCCTACTAAGGGAGACGTAAGACGAGTTATGGTCGAGGGCGACTCAGGTCTTATTAATGTATGTTGGAAGGGAGATAAATCCTATAGAGGAAGTCCACTAGGATTACCCATATGGTCTCCCACTAATAATACACTCACTTGGGAGAATGGAGCTAAAGCTGTATTCTTCTCTGCAGAAGACCCAGAAAGACTCAGGGGTCCACAAGCCTACTCTGCATGGACTGATGAGCTATGTGCATGGAGAAACGCACAAGAAACTTGGGATATGCTACAGTTTGGCTTACGACTTGGACGTAGACCACAAGTATTTGTCACTACGACACCAAAGACAACCAAACTCATTAGAAATATCCTAGATGATGATAAAACGACAGTCTCTACCGGCAGCACTTATGATAACGCTGCTAATCTTGCTGATACTTTCCTCGACGCAGTCCGTAAGACCTATGAAGGCACCCGCCTTGGTCGCCAAGAACTTTACGCCGAAATCCTGGACGAAGCGTCAGGCGCTCTATGGAATAGAACTCTCTTAGCCTCATGTGAGGTAGACAAAGATGATGTTCCCACTCTTAATCGTATAGTGGTATCCATAGACCCCGCAGTTACTGCAAATGCCGAAAGTGATATGACTGGTATTGTTGTAGCTGGTGTAGACGTCAACGGTAGAGCTTACGTCCTAGAAGATCACACAGGTAGATATACTCCTCAACAGTGGGCAGCTAAAGCCGTAGAACTCTACAGAGAGCATATGGCAGACCGCATTGTTGCAGAAAGAAACCAAGGTGGCGATATGGTTCGCCACACATTACACACAGAAGATGAAACAGTCCCAGTAAAGCTCGTCCATGCATCCAGAGGGAAGATGGCACGGGCTGAACCAGTATCTGCTCTCTATGAGCAAGACAAAGTTAGACACGTAAAGGGATTAAACGACTTAGAAGATCAGATGGTACAGTGGGAACCTCTAGGGTCCACAGGCTCACCAGACCGTCTTGATGCTTTAGTTTGGGCTATAACGGACCTCTCATTGAATGGCTACGCAAAACCTACGCTGAAACTAGCGTATAGTAGCGCCAAAGGATTACGGTAATGGTTAAGAAGCTCTCAGAGACAGAGGCCAAGCAAATACTAGGTGTAGCTGGTGATAACACCTCTAATGGTCAGATACGGGCTGATGAGTTTCTACCTGAGCTTCGTGGCAAGAAAGCCATACGCAAGTACCGTGAGATGAGAGACAACGATAGCACCATCGGTGCTGTCATGTATGCCACAGAACAAGTCCTTCGTGACGTAGACCTAAAGGTATCCCCAGCCAATGATACTGCAGAAGCTAAAAGAGAAGCTGAGTTCGTTAAGTCTGTCCTTGATGATATGGACCATACCCTTGATGACCATGTTGCTGAAGCCCTTTCAAGTCTTTCTTACGGCTTTGCTTGGTTTGAGGTTATCTATAAGAGACGCAATGGGCCGACTACAAGAAGCGACAAAGGCCGCTCTAAGTATTCTGACGGTCGTATGGGTATCCGCAAGGTCGCTATTCGTGCGCCTTGGACAATCTCTAGGTTTGATGTAGACACCAAAACTGGTGACGTATTAGGCATCTATCAGGACGGATCAGGTTATAACAACTCTAATTATATACCTACTCGTAAAAGTCTGTACTACCGCACGACAACGATTAATGGTGACCCTGCTGGGCGCTCTATACTTCGGAATGCTTATACTTCTTATGAATATGTCAATAACCTACAGTCTATCGAGGCCATAGCAGTTGAACGAGAGCTTGCTGGTATCCCTGTTGCTCGCATTCCTGCTGAGTATCTTTCTGGTGATGCTACTGCGATCCAGTCCGGATTCGTCTCCAACCTTCAGGCGATATTGCGAGACGTCAAGTTCAACGAGCAAGGATACATTATACTGCCTTCCGACACCTATCCCGATAAAGACGGAGCGCCTACCAACCAAAGACTGGTAGATGTTGAGCTTATGTCTTCTAGTGGTAGTCGTAATATAGAAATAGACCCTGTAGTAAGACGCTACCAACATGACATAGCCCGTAGCGTCCTTTCTGAGTTTCTTATGCTTGGCGGTGGCAACACTGGCTCTTACGCCCTCTCCAAGAGTAAGACAGACCTGTTCCTTCGTGCATTAGAGAGTTATATCCAAGCTATTGTAGATGTCCTTAACAAACAGTTGGTAGAACGACTATGGGAGTTGAACGGTCTGAACTATGATATGATGCCAACTATTGTAGCTGGTGATGTAGCTCCACATGACCTACGTGAGATTGCAGCATTCCTACGGAACCTGAATGGGGCAGACATCAACGTAAGTGATCATCCAGAGGTTATACAAGACCTAATGGATATAGCTGAACTAAGATATGATGCAGAAGCCAAGCCTGTAACACAAGAGGAGCCAGAAGATGCCCAGTCTTAATAACAGAGTTTTTGACAATGGGCTATCTGTACTTGATACTGAAGCCTCTCGTATAGACCTAACCTCTCAGGAAGCTACAACATACACTGAGGCTACCTCTACTCA